CCAATTCAGTGCCACGCAACTTTTCATTAGTTGCAAGGCAAGATTCAGAATGCTTGTCAAGGACTATGTGAATCATAGCTTAATCGCTAAAGTCTCCCCACCCGCTGTGTAGGTTGGCAGTTGCACTTCTTCGCCGTCAGCCGTGACCGTAGTTGTGCCAAACTTCGTGGCCTGCTGGTAAGCAGCCTTTGCCCGCTCTTCGATGGCAGAGAGTGCCGCCTTGGCCTCCGACCATTCGCGGATGGACTTGTAATCCCATCGGCCGGCCGCTGCCTTCTTCTGAATCTCGCAGCCGAAATAGTGGAAGGTCTTTTCGCTCCACTTCGCGGCCTCGGTCATGGCTTGGTCTTTCAGTTGACCTTTCAGGTCAGCCGCCATCTTTTCGATGCGCGAAAGGGTGATGAATGCTGCAAGCGGGTCGATTGCTCCGCTGTCCTGTTGGATGGCGTAATCTGCCATCGCATTGATGATGTGCAGCCCCTGAGCGTACTCGGTGTGCTGCTGTTCGGTGGTGTTGTATTGTTCCATAGGTTAGATAGTCTTAAAGAATGCCTTGAGGTTTTTCAAGGTGTTAAATACTCGATTAACGTATAACCACTCATTGTCAGACCTGAAATCCGTTTCATTTAAGTCATCGTTGGCAATGTTTACCCTATTGGTCTTCCCTACACTTTCAAAGTAAATAGTAGTTGTTTGACCTGTTGTATTAACCGGATTTAGGGTTATTGCAACGGCATCGGACTTGCCTCTATTAGTGTCGATGCACAGTTGTACGTTTACCTGATAATTGCCATGTATTATGTCGATTGTTTTTTGGTCATGCCAGCTACTAATTTCGCGTTCCAATTCGATAGTTTCGGTGGTGATTATTGGCTTTTCCATCAGCGTAGTGCGTTAAATTGTCCTTCAGGCTTGCGATTGCTCACAGGGAATACGCGGAAACGTGTGCCGGTCTGACCGTCAGGTGTGGTCACGGGTGAATCGAAGCGGATAACGGTCTTATCCTCGAAAGGTGTCACGCTGTATCCGATGCCGATTGAAGGAAGGTTGCTCATTTCAAGCCAGCCGCCGTTAACGTTTTTGGCCTCGGTGCATACTGACTTAATGAAGTCAGCGGTGATGGTGGTGTGTTGTGTCATATGGATTAAGGATTTACAATTGTGAACTCGTTGATGTAATACTGAAAATCATTCATGGTGCGAAACTCGTTCGCGTTTACCATGTTCTTGAATACCACAGTGAAACCGTGCTTGATGTGGGTGAGGACTGTGCCTGCGGTGATGGTGTGTTGTGCGTTTTGCATGGTTCAAAGGTAATATCTATCTGAAAACCCGCAAGAACTATTTTCACTAATCAGCCTAAACGCTTACCGAACTACACTAAATATTTACCGAACAGAACTAAGCACGTCATAAAAGAACTGCGCCCTGTCAAGATTGACCTGCGATAAGTCACCATTGGCGGATAGGTATTCCGCATTGGCCGCCCCATTCATTTTGCCTTCGTATGCCTCATACAGCCGCGCCTTCCATTCCGAGCGCATCCGCGCCGTGTAGACGCCCGGCGATGGGTGGTTTGCGTAAGGCCCGAAATCCGATGCGATGACAGGCAGCGAATAGCACCCGGCTTCTTTCACCTTCAGGTCGCTCTTCACCCGGTTAAATCCATTGGAAATAATCGGAGCCAATACAACATCCATCCGGGAATAATAGATGCCGTACATCGATGGGTGAACACCTGGGCGTAGCTTCAGCCATTCCGGATGGCCTACCGGCGCGAAAGCGTTTCCGACGGCCTGCCATTCCGCATCCGCCTCATCGTATCCGCAGAGATTGAATTCGCTGCCGGTTTCCTCGCAGAACTCTCGGACGGCATCCGCAATAATCAGCAGGTCGTATCGGTGCGACCGGCTGCCCACATACCCCACCCTGAATCGCTTATCGGGTTGCTTCTCCTGATTCCATTGCAGCTCAGTCAGGTTCAGCGCATTGGGTATAACGAAGGCATTGCGATTGACCTTGCTCACCTCCTGCAACAGCCGCTCATTTTCGCAGATAACAGCATCGGCGGCGAACATGGCCTTTTGAATCTTCGCAGACAGCCCGCGCTTCTCCCATTCAGCGTGAGCCGGGTTGTAGCGGTTCATCATCCAATGGTCGTCCATGTCCACGATAAATGGAACGCCCAGGGTATTGAGGATTTCAATAATCCTATCCTGCGGTTCGGCAAGTGTGCCATTCCATATAACCAAGTCATATTGGCTCAGGTCGGGCAATGGCTGGTAATTGCCTTTGTCATCCCGCGTGGCCCATATGTCGACATCGGCAAAGTCTCTGATGCGAAGGTCGTGCAATGGGGCATACAGGCGATGGTAAGAAACGCCGCTCATGCCATTGAGTATTCCGAGTATCTTCAATTTGCGTGGAAGTTATAGTGGTGTTCGCCTTCGGTGTCGATGATGTAATGCAGCCTGCCGATTACCTTCAGCCACGGGTATTGAAGGCGGCAGATAGCCTCTGCCTGTGCCCAGCTTATCGCCTCAATGTTCTGCCCGGCGTACTTCTTCAGCGTGCCGTCCCCCTGGTCAATCGCGGTGAATTCGGTGATGTAGGTTTTCACTCAGGTGGATTCAGGTTCATTGTAACGTGTACCTCTCCGCTCAAGTCCATGTCCACCTGCTCCTTTGGCTTGCCATAGACGCGGCTCAATAGCGTTTCGATGCTGTACAGGCTGCCCTTCTGAATGCTTTTCTTAATCGCGGCCGCGATGGTTTTTTCTAATACCGTCGCATTTGGATTCTCGTATGCGTCCTTCAGTTCGTCTATCGTCATGGCCATCATGGTTTGAATGCAGTCGTTTATCTCGTGGAGCTTGTAGCCCTCGGCCTTCAGGGTCAGGACGTACTTCCTCGGCCTGCCATGCGGGTTCATGGTCTCGCCTTTATTAGGTCGGGTCAGGCTTCCGCCGTGGGGTTGTTTTTCTTGGTATGGCATTAATTGTAGGGTTGTCCGTTGCGTTTAATTTTAATTGTCGGGTCAAGTTTAATCATGCGGTCAATAATCACTTGGCAATACTTCGGGTCAAGTTCCATGCCATAGCATTTGCGTTTAAGTTGGTGTGATGCAACCATTGTTGAGCCGCTGCCCAAAAACAAATCTAAAATACTTTCATTTTTAATTGTAATATTTTCGATAGCAGTTGCAGCCAATTCAACTGGCTTTTGCGTTGGGTGTAAATATTTGGTACTCCCATCTTTACCAATACTCCAAACACTTCCCAATCGTTTACCTTTTATTTCTGCCCCCCTATTATAAACAAGTGCAACTTCAAAATCCGTTGAAAATGTTTTTTTCAAATCACCAATACCTCCACCGCCTTTATCCCAAACTATTAAATTTGATAGTTCGCCAATATGGCCACAAAATTCAATCCATTGCTTTAACACCTTCCAACTTGTCCAAACAAATACAAAACCTTTTGAAAATAATGGTAAATTATTAATCCATTCGGTTATAAAGACATTGTCATTTTCTAAAACATCAAATTTTTCTGTTTTTGTTCTCATGTTTGACTGATAGCTTACCCCATAAGGCGGGTCAGTAAATACCATGTCCGCTTTTACCCCATTCATCAACTTTGCAACCGCATCGCTATCCGTACTATCCCCACAAAGCAATCTATGTTCGCCTATCTCAAATAAATCACCAAGCACAATATCTGTTTCAATTTGCTCTGGCATTTGGTAATCATCTTCTTCGGCTTCAAGATGCTCTTCGTCAAAAACAGGCACATCCAACCCCCACGCCTCCAGCTTTTCCGCGTCCCATTGGTTCGCCAACATATCCCAATCCCACTCGCCGCCGCTCACATTGTCCTTAATCACAAACTCAGCCTGCTTATCTTCCGGCCAATCCACCACCTCAACCGGAACTTCTTTCCATCCTGCCGCCTGCATGGCCTTAAATCGCATATTGCCGCCGAGGATAACCATATCCGTATTGCAGACAATCGGGCGGATGGTTGCCATTTCCGGGAACTCCTTCAGTGATTCAACAAGCTTCGCGAACTTATCATCCTTGATGATTCGCGGGTTGTACGGATTCAGTTTAACGTCTTTGATTTTGTAGAGTTGCATTCACGATTTCTTTAAGTTTCTCTTTCGGCAAAAGCGTGCCAAAGTCTGCCTCTGTGTGGCAGGGTCTGCAAAGCGCAATCAGGTTATCAGGTGTATCGCGCAACTTGCTTCCACCCATTCCACGGGGTTGGATGTGGTGAATATCGGATGCTGCCACGCCGCAAACCTCGCAGCCGATGAAGTCTGTCTTTGTCAGGCCGCGCGATTCAAGATATACCATGATGTAGTGCTTCACTTGCGGATTATTACCTCAATCGAAAATTCGCCGTTGTTGTGTTCGTCGGTGCGGTCGGCATTGGTGGCCGTGTCGATGACTTCAAACGATTCAACCAGCTCATGATTGACGGCAGCGGAAGCCACTACTCCCCACAGGCTGAAGGTGTGAGGCGGGTCGCATTCGCCTGGAAGGTAGAAGTACTTGTGGTCTTCGTTCCACCTGGAAGGCAGGGTGCGTTTCCGCTCGTATAAGTCGCGATGGGGCACGGAGATAATCACCACCCCGCCAGGCTTGCAGATGCGCAGCCAGTTCTTGACCGCTGTCACCGGGTCGCTGATGTGTTCAAGGACGTGCGATGCATACACATAATCGAATTCATTGTCCGGGTAAATGTCCATGAAGGTTGCATCGCAATCGTCTTTGTCATGGTGTACCGCGTCCGGGCTGATTGTGTCCAATCCATCGTGCGTGTCAATTCTTCCACAGCCGATGTCAATGCCTTTGCCGTGGATGTACTTTTCGTAAAAGCCGGAAGCAAGCCGCCGTGCGTGTGCCTTTCGTGTTTCAGCCATTGGTAAGTTTTTCGATGTGATGAACCATGTTATCTGAATTGTAAATGACGCCCCAATTTTCGCCCGTGCTGACTACATTAGGGCAGTAGGGTGAGAGTTCCAATGCACGAGGATGGTCGAATATTTCCGCGATTGCAAACGGGCTGCTCTGATTGCCGAAGTGCATCCGGCCGCCTGTGATGACCTTGGCCATTGTCAGGAAGTCGGGGGTGTCTGCTTTGAACGCATCCGAAACGTGAGTCTTAAACGCTTCGTATTCGCTGTCCACGCCAATGAAGACCACGCGGTAAGGCTGGTCATTCAGCAGCTTCCATTTATCCGCTCCGCCTGCTGCGTTGTTCCTGTATCGTTCCGACAGGTTTACTGTAATGTAGTCAGGTTCAACTGCCCATCGGGTGAACTTTAGCGCAGGGCCGGGCCTTAGCTCAGAGTACACGGCCATAATCCACCGGCGGATATCGTAGGCCGCAAGATTGATGCGGGCCTCGCGGAACAGGTCTAAGTCATAATCGAACTCTTCACCTTCCCAAACCTTGCAAGCAATGCCCAGATGTTCCACCAGGGGAATCAGCATTTCACAGGTTGCCTCATTGAGCATCACCGATCCGCCCGGATGGTGCAAGCCTGCCGCGTATTGCGCCGGTCGATTCGGGTTCAGGTACAGAGTATGCGCGCCCGGTATCGCCGCTATGGTGGGCAGCATATAAATGATATCGCCCGCGTTTCCTGAGTGCTTAAATTCCATAGAGGTTTTCTAACTGTCGCATTGCATCCACCTTGCAGCTTGGGCAGGTGGTAAGTTTTCTGTTCAGGCAGACGAAGGCAAGCCGGTTAATGACCGCGTTTTCATCCGCCGTAAATGTCCACGCAAGGGTGCGCTTGTACTGCTGCCACTTTGGCAGGAGTGCCGCGAATTCCGCCCGCTGCTCTTCGCTCA